GCTGGGCGGGCGCGCTGCGAGCTGGGGCTGACCGACAGCGTGGCGTACTTCGAGTGGTCGGCGCCCGGCGGTGACGAGGGCCCGGACCCGGCGGATCCGGCGACGTGGCGGTCGTGCATGCCGGCGCTGGGGCACACGGTCAGCGTCGAGGCGATCCGCGCGGAGTTCGAGGGCATGAAGCTGGGGGAGTTCCGCCGGGCGTACCTGAATCAGTGGCCGGATGACGCGCCGGATGAGTGGCTGGTCATCACGCAGGCCGCATGGAACGCCCAGCTCGACCCGTCCTCGGAGGCCGAGGACCCGGTGGCGTTCGCGATCGACGCGAACCCCGAGCGCTCGGCGGCAGCGATCATGATGGCCGGGGCCCGGCCGGGCGGCGAGGGCCGGCACGTCGAGACGGTGGACTACCGGCCAGGTACAGGCTGGGTAGTCGACCGGATGGTGGAGCTGGTCGAGCGCTGGAACCCATGCGCGGTCGTTCTCGACCCGGCGGGCCCGGCGGGCAGCCTGCTGCCGGACCTGGAACGCCGGCTGGAGCCGCTCGGCGTCTCGGTGACGAAGCCCACGACCCGGGAGGCCGCGCACGCGGCGCAAGGCCTTTACGACGCGGTGATGGACACCCACACGCTGACGCACCTGGACGACGCGCCGCTCGCCGCGGCGCTGGCCGGCGCGCAGAAGCGCGAGATCGGCGACATGTGGCTGTGGGCCCGCAAGGGCCTGTCCGTGGACATCTGCCCGCTGGTGGGCGGCTCGCTGGCGCTGTGGGGCTTCGCGACCCGGCCGGCCCCGGAAGCGCCGCCTGCTCCGGCGACGGCTCCGTCCGCGCCGCCCGGGCCGGCGGTGACCGGCGGCGGCCTGTACCGGCCTTCGTCCCGACTGAACATCTGAGGAGACAGCCATGGGCGCACAGCGCTTTCGCAAGAAGCCCGTCGAGGTCGAGGCAATCCTCGCCTCGGAGGCGATCAAGTACGCAGGGCAGGCGTGGGATCAACTTCCCGATTGGCTCTCCGAGACCTACGAGCACGGCATCGTCGTGTTCACACCGACCGAGGTCTTCATCAAGACCCTCGAAGGGACCATGCGCGCCGAGAAGGGCGACTGGATCATCCGGGGCGTTCAGGGCGAGCTGTACCCCTGCAAGCCCGACATCTTCGAGGCGACGTACGAGGCGGTGTGAGCATGGAGATCAAGATCAGGCTGCCGCGCATCCCGGCCGGGGGACTGGCGAACATCGTCGGCCTGGTCGGGCTGATCGCTGTGGTTCTGGCGATCGGCGGCCTGCTGCACAACTGGTGGTGGTCGGTGCTGTCCGGCGGAGTGTTCGCCGTCGCGCTGGCCTACGTCGCGCAGACCCACGTCGAGGCGGAGCGGGCCGCGGGCCGGCCGACCGTCGTGGCTGAGGCCACCCGGGCGGCGTGATGCGTCCCTGGCTGGTGCCCGCGCGCCGTACGACGGAGGCGGTCACGCCTGACCAGCTCGTCGCGACGGGCGCGTGGGGCGGTCAGTACGGCGTCGACCCGATCGACGGCGACCGCGGGTTCCGGCCTGCCGGGACCGCGGGCACCCGTGAGGTGCCGTGGTGGACAGCGGAGAAGGCCCGGACATACGCGGTCAATGCGTACAGGGCGAATCCGATGGCCAGGGCGATCGTCGACACGTTCGTCTCGTTCTGCGTCGGTGACTCTGGCGTGTCCTATCAGGTGACGAATCCGCTGGTGCGGCAGGTCGTCGATCAGTTCTGGACCGACCCGAAGAACGCGCTGAAGGACCGCCAGGACCTGATGCTGCGGTCGCATCTGCTGCTGGGGGAGAGCCTGCTGGAGATGCTGACCGGGCCGATCTCCGGGGTGGTGCGGCTGTCGCCGATCGAGCCGGGCCGGATCAGTGAGGTGCAGCTGCGCGGCGGGAACGCCTGGTGGCCGATCGGCGTGACCCTCGACCGGGTGGCCGGCGGCGACGGCGGCCGGCAGCTCAGCATCGTCGAGGTGAACGACCTGACCGGGCTGCGGGAGGGCCAGGCGCAGTTCTGGGCCAGCTTCAAGACGCTCGATACGGACGTGCGCGGGTTCAGCTTCCTCGCCCCAATCCTCGACCAGCTGGACAGCTACGACACGGTGCTGTCGAACCTCATCGACCGGACCGCGCTGGCCCGCTACATGGTGTGGGACGTCACGGTCGAGGGCGGCCAGGACGAGGTCGACAAGTTCGTGGCGGCCCGGCGCGGCACGCACGTCCCGCCCTCGGGGTCGGTCGAGGTGCACAACTCGGCGGTGAAGTGGGAGCCGAAGACCGTCAGCACGGGCGCGTTCGAGGACACGGCGGCCGCGCAGTCGGTGCTGACGCAGGTCGCCGCGGGCGCCGGCCTCGCGAAGACGTGGCTCGCCGAGCCGGAGGGCGCGAACCGGGCGACGTCGATGACGATGGCCGAGCCCGTACGGCGCCGGGTCGGCGCGGTCCAGAACCTGTGGCTCGGCTACCAGGCCGAGCTGACCCGCTTCCAGGTCGACCAGGCCGTCCGGGCCCGGCGGATCCCCGCAACGGTGGAGGCGACCGATCCGCGGACCGGCCAGACGTACGAGATCCCGGCCTCGCAGACGGTGACGCTGTCGGGTCCGGAGATCGCCGCGGCGGACGCGCAGATCACCGCGCAGGTGCTGCTGAACCTGTCGACCGGCCTGGAGAAGCTCCAGCAGATCGGGGCGCTGTCACCGGAAGCGGCGCGGGTTGCGGCGAAGAAGGCATGGGAGTCCTACATGGGCGTCCCGTACACCGCCGAGCTGGACTCGCCGGAGGCCAACCCCGACGACATCGCGACCGCAGTCGACGACGCCCAGGCCGCGGAGGCGCGACGCCGGCGCCGCCACTCGACGCGCGGGAACGCCGAGCAGCTGCATCACTACTGGACCCGGGACCCGGTGGGCCTGTCCAAGTGGATCGGTACCCCGCACCCGTGGACCTCGCTGTACCGGCACCTGCTCAAACACATGGATGGCGACGCCGCCCTGGCCAAGCGCACGGCGAGCGCGTGGTTCCAGGACGTCTTCGGTTACCCGCCTGGCTCGCGTAAGGGCCGCAATCCCGTAGGGAGAGGTTGAGATGGATCGATTCGAGGCTGCGCGCTACCTGGGCCTGGCCGACACCGAGGTCCTGGACGTCACCGAGGTCGAGGACGGCACGGCGGTGCGGCTGCGGACCGGCGGCGACCGGCTCATCACCCGCGAGGACGGCGTGTTCGCCCTCACCGACCACCCGTCGACGTCCGGGCTGCGCCGCTGGGAGGGGTCGGAGGAGGCCGCGAAGGCCCTCGCCGCCCGGCCGCCCGCGGCGGAGGCGTCCGTGCCGGTGGGGGACGGCCCGGCCGGGCAGAGCGGCCCGGAGGCGGGGCACCCGGCGGTGGACGGCCGGTTCTCCGAGGGGCAGGCCCTGCCGAACAACCGTGAGGACCTCGAGGAGGAGCGCCGCGAGGAGAACGCCGACGAGGTCCCGGACGGGAACGCGGACGCCGTCCTGGACTGGGTCGGAGACGACCGCGACCGTGCGAAGCGGGCCCTCGAGGTGGAGGAGGGCCGGGACCACCCGCGCTCGACGCTGATCTCGAAGCTGCGGAAGCTGTCGGAGACGGAGTCGTCCTGATGGCGGTCGATCACAGCCAGCACGGCGAGGACTTCGACCCGAGGTGCCCGCAGTGCTGCCAGGAGGCCGCGACGGCGGGTTTTCGCGGCGCGGGCAAGGTGCGGGTGCCCGTCGAAGACCAGGCCGTCATCGACAGCGCCCCGCCGGAGGTCTCGCGGATCGCGAACGCGATCGGGTACGCGCTGGCCGAGCGCGGGGTGCGGTTCACGGCGGACGATGCGGTCGCGGCGGCCTACCGAGTGGTGGATCAGGAACCGGCCGTGCGCGTCACCGAGGCCGTGGACAGCACCGCCGCGCGCCGCGCCGACGAGGCCGACGCGAAGAAGCCGTACGGCGACGTCGAGTACGCCGACCCGGGCTGGCAGAAGGACGGTAAGAAGCGCTACCCCCTCGACACCGAGGCCCACGTCCGGGCGGCCTGGTCGTACGTCAACCAGGACAGCAACCAGAAGCCGTACTCCGCCGACCAGCTGAGCAAGATCAAGGCGAAGATCCGCTCGGCGGCGAAGAAGCTCGGCGTCGAGGTCGCCGACGACGGTCAGGCGTCCGAGGCGATGATCGGCGGGGAGCTGTCGTTCTCCGACATCATCAGCGCGGTCTCCGAGGCGATCCGCAAGCGGGTCGCGGCGGCGACCGGGCAGATGTACGCGATGGTGTGGGTAGCGGACATCACCACCACCGACGTCGTCTACGAGCACGGCAGTGACCTGTTCCAGTGCACCTACAGCATCGACCAGGCCGGCACGGTGACGCTCGGGGAGCCGGCCGAAGTCGTGCGGACGTACGCACCGGCGCCGAACGACGACCCGGACGGTGACGACGATGATGTGATGTCGGGCGAGTTCACCGCGCCGGACGGCGAGGCGGCGGCCGGTGAGGCGTTCAACGCTCAGGCGCATCCGCGCGCGCCGGCCGGGTCGAGCGCGGGCGGGCAGTTCGCTCCGCTGTCGTACGACGCGAAGGCGAACACGGGCACCGGCTACGGCTCAGCGAAGGGCGACGCGCACGTCCGGCAGCTGCAGGAGGCCCTCAACCGCTTGGGCATGACCGACGGCAAGGGCAACAAGCTGAAGGTCGACGGGAAGCTGGGGCCGCTCACCACCGCCGCGGTGAAGAAGGCCCAGGCGGCGCTCGGGCTGAAGCAGGACGGCAAGGTCACGCCGGAGCTGCTGAAGCGGCTGCGCTCGAGCAAGTCCCTGGCGGCGAAGGCTCCAGCGGACAAGGGCACAGCGAAGGCCGGGAAGGCGAAGGCGCCCGTCGCACCTGTGCGGGGCAAGGCCTCGGCGGTCGAGTCCGAGGAGCGCGCCCAGCTCGTCGGCCGGGTCCTGGAGGCCAAGGGCGAGGACGGCGACGGCGGCCGGGTGTTCCGCACCCGGATCATCGCCTACGGCGACTCCAAGAACCGGCGCCGCTACCCGGAGGAGGTCATGCGCGAGGCCGCGCACCTGTACGAGGGCGCCCGCGCGTACGACCACCACCGCACGGACGAGGAGCTGCGCACCTCGACGATCAACGGGCTGGTCGGCAGCTACCGAAACGTCGAGGCAACCGCGGACGGCATCGAAGCGGACCTTCACCTGCTGCCGTCGGCGACGCACGCCGCGGAGGCGCTCGACGCGACGATCGCCGCGCAGGAGGCGGGCCTGCCGCCGCTGATCGGGCTGAGTCACGACGTGATGGCCCGGTTCAAGCCGGTCACCGAGGGCGGCCGGCGGATTCAGGAAGCGACCGCGATCACCCAGGTCAACAGCGCGGACCTGGTCGCCGACCCGGCGGCCGGTGGGCTGGCGACCCGGATGGTCGCGGGAGGTATCGACGGTACGGGCACCGAGCCCGCCGAGACTGAGGAGGACGACGTGCCCCCGAC